CAGACTCGAACAGCAAGGAACTGATCTTTACCTTTGCTGAATTTACCCTTCTTCTGACGAGGTGAATAAATATGCCCCTAGTTTTCGCAAGCTCTACTATACGATCAACTCGTTCTGGGTAGTTCGCACGATAGGCATCGTATGCGTCCATCCAAACGGTTTCTTCATCGATTCGATATTCCTTGGCCTGTTCAAAATAACTATGAACAAGTTCTGCTAAGGAATCGGGTTGCGATTCAGATTCTTCTGTAAAGTCTTCAGCCATAAAAAGGGGGATCAGGCATGCCGGGAGGGTAAGGGGCTAAGCACACCCTCACCCCCATCGTCAGTTTTATACAATCATTCCAATATTGGTGATTGTCATTTCTTCTGCGGAACCAGCACCCCCAATGGTGATGGCACTGCCAGAATCGTTATCAACAACGATTTTTGCGACAGGTGCTTCAGCAGAAAGATCCAGATCTGGTGCAACCGCTCCAGATGTAACAACCTCGCCTGCGTAAAAACGTAAAGCAGTTTTAGTTGTTGCAAGGTCACTAGGTGTACCTGAAAGAGTCACAATAACAACAACTTGACTTCCGTTCGCAACAGACAATCCGATAGCGTTTTGCCTTACGATTCTTGCGGAAGACGAAGAATCATCTGTGATGGACTTCTTGGGGTTGTTGCTATGCAGGTCAGATGAGTAGTTAGTGGTGTTAAGAACAGTTCCCGATCCTGCTGAACCAGAAGCCGTTGCAGTCCCAAAAACACCAGCACACATAAATGGAATTGAATTCCAAGTCAACTGCTCACTTCCATTAATGGCAAGTGTGAAGTTGCCCATTGCACCGCTACCTACTACGTCCCTTTGGCCTTTGTGCCAAAAGCCTTGATATAATTGCGCCATAATTTCCTTTCGATTATGAACGGTTCTTAAAGATGAACCGAGGGTCCACTTAGGTTTCCCGACCTATGCGTTGGTTATAGCTCAGCCTAAATTAGACTAACCTCTACATATCGGACCCTCGTCCATAATACTCACTTATTTACATTAGGATTTACGTAAATTAAAGCGTGGATTAGTGCAAAACTTGAATTAGCTAACTAATGTTAACGATAAGCCATAACAGGTATATAGCTTTTCTGGTGTTGTTCACGTTTTCTCATTAAGGACAACCTGCTTGGTGGGTGCAGTTGAGCCATCATCACAGCGATTCCCAGAGCGATGACCGTATCATCGTGGTTTCCAGACTGTGCTCCCATCTTTCCATCTGGGTGGTGGACGAATGAGGACAGCTCACTGACTATATCCTTTGAACGGATCTCTATATCCTCCTCCCTAATTAACTCCCTTAAATTGTTTACCAACACTGGTTTGGATTTCAGCGTGGTATTCCAGCCTATCTTCTTCTGCCTTCTGTTTGACCTCTCATCCAACACTTTCTCGAAATAAATATTTGGATACTGGTGTATATTTCTTAGCGAGGTAAGTGTTGTTAGGCCGTGGTTGTTTCTCTCCACACCTATCAGTGCTTCGTTGTAATACTTTCCTATCGAGCAAAGCACCCACGCTAAAAGGTCAGGATCTATCTTTCCCCTCCAGAGAGCACATTGCTCCAACGATTCAGAATCGATAACGCATATTGTGGAGTAGTCTGTGTCCCTATTGCTGACCTCTATTCCCTCGGATACGTCAGATCCAATACGGTACTCTCGATCTGGAACGGGGTGTACCCAAACTTCAAAGTCTCCAGCATCGTCTGGGTCTAGGTAGTATTTCATCTTTCGATCCCTAATGACTCCGTTGTGCATCATTCCAAACTCATTTACTGGGACTCGATAAATATCTGGGGGCTTGTACTGGTATGCTTCATTAATTCTTAACTGCATACGGCTCAGTATGCTTAGATCGAATACAGACCTCCCAGAAGATATAAAAGCTGACTCTTCAGTGACTGGGTACTCCTGATTAAACATAAGGATATCCCCCTGACACTGTGTATCAATCGTCAGCCTACGCCACTTCAGATGCTCCTCGGTAATCTCAAACTCTATCTTCTTATTACCGATATCGTAGATCTTCTTATAACCCAGCAGGTCCGCTTCGTTTGAACCGCCATACCTTTTCTCGCTACCCAAAGAATTTAAGAATTTGTCATTATCCTGCTCGTCAGCAGTTAGGGGTCTTCTATAGTCTGGAAAGATAAACCAAGGGAAGAACGCACTTCGGAACCCGCTTTCGCCCCTATGTGCTCTCCAAAATTCATCATAAAAGAAATTGCCTACTCCCTTGGCGGTCGATTCAAGCCAGACTTCCGTATTGAACCCCGACAGTACGCAGTTTTGTAGCCCCACCGCAAAGTTCCTTGCGGACTCGCCCCACGAACTAACCTCGGAGCAGTGCAGATAATCTATCGCATCACCCCGTACCTCAGACCCAGCTACAGACGAAAGCTTGTACCTACTGTTGAGTCCACCCCCGTCCTCAGATGCCCAAGTAAGCTCACGCTTTCCTGAGTACATCAAGTCTGGTTTAATCACCTTCGGGTAGTTCTGCTCCATTACTCTAGCCATACTAAACATCGTGTCACTTGTTGCACGATCATGTGTGGCTATGTGGACGCTCTTGTTAAACTCTGTGGATGCCTTCTTGAAGAAACGTGCCTGTATGTAGGTGGAGATACCAAATCTACGGGCCTTGAGGACTATGATCCGAACATGCTCTTCTTCACGCATTTGCTGTTCAGCCATCTCGTGAAGAATTTTCTGAACGATGTTCAGCTTGAATGGGATGAGTTTCTTTGTGCCGAACTCTACAATCTTGAGGGCTTCGTAAAAGTACAGCTCATCGTCTGATATAAGCTTCTGAAAGTATTGTGCTATCTGCTGGGCCTGAGACATTACTCAACGCTGTAGTACATTTCAGCAAGTTCGCTCTCAGTAACGTATCTGTACTTCTTACTACCTATGGGGTCTTCTATGCGGATCTTACCCTTGTTAAAAGACGGGGTGGATGCCTTCTTCTTGCGAAGGTTTGGTAGACGACTAGGGGTGTCTCTCATCTTCTGCATATGTTCTGGGGTCCACTCATACTCTCGCCTAAGACAACCACAACTCTTGATCTCTAAACGCTGAACCCGATCCAACCTTATTTTCTTAAAGTTCCCACACTCACACTCAAAAAGACATATCTTTCTATACGCATGATCCCTGTGTGAAAACTTTACAACTGTAAGGCGTGTGCCTTTTATTTTTCCTGTTTGCTGTCCTTTTACTTCACAGTCTTGTAATCCCACATCCCCTCATTACTGTCGAACCAGCAAATCTTGAAAGTCCAGAATCCAAAATTGGTGCTGGCTACCTTAATCTTTACGTGAGCATCATCCTTTATCAACGGTGCTCCCGCCTTCTTGTTGAATGCTTTTACCTCATGAATCTCAAAGCGGTCCTCATAAACCACTAAAAAGTCTGGGTGGTAGTAGCACTTCTCCTCAGCCAACCTCAACCCAAAAGGCTCAAAGGCATAGCTCAGTATCTGTCCACTTGTTTTCAGGAGTTCAAGATGCTCTGCGTATCTCGTTTCCGTCTTGTTCATTCTGTGTTTTTCTTTTTTCGTTGGGCGCATACGCCTCCATTTCTTGTACATCCGCAATTTTATGGAAATGATCCCAGTCTAGCATCACTACTAGGCTCTGGTCGTTAGGATCACCCCTCCTTGAAACCTGACTAAAGCTAGGCAGGCTCAGCCCTTTACTTTTGAAATCCTCTTCTTCATACAAAAACAAGCCATCATCCAATTCAGTTATATAATGGAAGGTTATATCGTGAAATGAACACATCATCCTTGCTGAGTGAAACTTTCTGGCTGGTATCATCATACCCTCAGAATGCAGAAAAGGGGCATCAGAGCGAAGTTTTCTTTTCTTATACTCAGCTATCCCCTTGATCATTCTGTTGCCCTTAGTGCCCCATTCACACATGCTCCAGTCCACAAAATACATAGGTGGATTGTTCACATACTCAAGAGTCACCGCAGAAGGTGGTGTTCTCACATTCAGGAAGTTCCTAGCCCTTTCCTGATACCAACGGTCTATTTTAGATTCGTGGGATGGCATTACAGGTTTAGATTCATGAATTTGTACTCAACCTGAACAGGTGGTTCTTCTTTCGTTACATGCTTGT